AGCCAGGCGCCGAGAATGTCCCCGGTGACCTGGGGGGGCACCAGGCCCGGTGTCCCGGACGTGGTGACGTCGGCCAGGGCGCGGGTGAAGCGGGCGGATTCGCCGGTGTCGCCGTGGCGGCTGCGCATATAGCCCAGCACGTACTCACCGGGGGTCCGGTAGGGGAAGGTGTCGCCGCGCCCCTCGAGGGCTTCGGGGTCCTGCCCGCTCGAGCTCGAGCTCCCGCGCAGGCGGGCCACCAGTTCGCCGGCTTTCGCGTCGAGCTCCCCGCGACCAACCAGCAATTCGAGGCGGTCGGTCAGGCGGCCGGCTTCGTCGCGAAGCTCATTCCACACCCCCTGTTCCGCGTCATTCAGGTTGTCCCGCTGGTCGGACACCGCGCCGGCTTCAATCGCGTTCATCCGGCCATGAACGTCGTCTAGGGATTGTCTGACTACATCAATGAAAGTGAGCACGGGGCCACCTTTCCAGGGTCGAAGATTTCGTTATCCCTGGGTGGCTCACGTGTCACGGTGGTGGCTCGAGCGGGGCGCTACCCCATCCGAGCTCCGGCCGCCGGCCGGCCCAACAGAGGCGACCCTACTGGGTCAGCGGGTCGAAATGGAAGGATGGGCGCTCGAGGGCCCCCGCCCGGGCGGCGGGCGGCGGTGCTCATGTTCGAAGATGGCGGCGAGCAATTCGTCCTGGGCCGCGGTGGTGGGCCACATTTTCCCGCACACCTCACAGGTCACGGATCCGTAATCACCCCCAGGCAGGCGGCGCGTGATTCGCACCTTCGGCGCTTCGTCGCCGGCCGCGTGCAGGCCCCGCACGGTCATAACAGGAGGGCGGCGAGGCCAGCGCCGGCCGCCATCGCGGCGCCGGCCAGCAGGTCCGCCGCATTCGTCGGGGTCGAAATGATGACCACCAGCCCCAGGACAATCGCCGCGATAGCGGCCGCGAGCACCAGGGCGCGCCGGATCAGGGGGACGTTCACCGGCGGGGCAGCACCAGGCGGGTCCGGCCCCAGCGGTCCGTCACGGCGGCGCCGGCTTCGCGCAGTAGTCCGCGTTCGGCCGTCAGGCTCGCGACGGGGCGCCCCGCCCCGCCGGTGGTCCTCGAGCTCGAGCTCGAGCGCGTCCCTTCCACCCCGGCGGCCGCGAAGGCGGGGAAGTTGCACAGCGAGACTTCGCGAAGCGCCACCTCCGTCCGCGTGATCAGGTCACGGTCAGCCGGCGGGGTCCGCCCCGAAGCCCGGGTGAGCTCATCTAGGACAGGTTCGAAGCCGATTGAGAGGCCGGTGAGCACGTCGTCAACGACCAGGGCGAGGGCTTCGTCCGACGATTGCACCCCCGGGGTCAGGTGGAATTCAGCTTCGAGGCCGCGCTCCGTTTCGGTCAGCTTCGTTGCCTTGCCTACCCCGTTGCGGCGGTGGTCGTGGTGCAACAGGAGGGGCACCGGCTTCGCCCTGTCGCGGATCGTCTTCGCGAAGGCGCCCCGGACAAAGACTTCGGTGTAGTCGTCCCAGTCGCGCACCTCGAGGGGGACACCGAAGGGGACAGCCAGGCCCACCAGCGTCCGCCCATCACCGCCGGCGGCGCCATCGTCACGGAGCTCGAGCTCGAGGGGTAGGTAATGCCGCAGGGTGTCGCGCATCGGCTCAGCTTTCTACTAGGACCAGTTCGGCCGAGAGGGGGGCGGATCCGTTCGAGCTCGAGGCGGCCGGCGCCGGCGCCGGCGGGGACACCGGCGCGGCCACCGGGCCACCGTCGCGGGGGAACCCCGCGAGGTCACGCGCTTCGCCCAGGTCAATGATCCCCGCCCCGTACAGCGCCACCGCGGCCGTCGCGCGCGTCGCGGTATCGGCGCGCAGCAGGGCGCCGGTCCAGAATTCCGCCTTGTTGCCGCGGGGCAGACATTGAAGCGTTAATTGCTGCTCGAGCGGGGACAACAGGCGCATGATCGTCGTGGAAATGAATCGGCCGAATTCGGTTTCCGCGTTGGTGTAGGTGTGGCGCTGGGTTTCGATTCCGAGCAGGAAGGGCGGAACCCCCATCGCCATCGCTACGACGGTGGCGTCCCACTGGCGGGCCTGAATCAGCTGGGCTTTATCGGCGTCGGTGGCGAGCGGGGTGAACGTGGTGCTGGGGGGGATCACTACCGGGCCCCTCGAGCTCGAGGCGGCCGCCACCCATTTCTGTTTTAGTTCGGTCGCCTGTTCCTGGGTCAGATTCGGCCGCGTGTCGGTGATGACACCGGAGGGAATCGCGCTTTCTGAGAAGTAGCGCCCCGCGTAGGCGTCCGCGGCCAGCGCCGCGCTAATTGCCCCGGGCATCGCCAGGACCCCGCGCCCCTTGAGCTCCCCGCTTCGCTTGTTCAGTCCCACGTGGAACACGCGATCAGCCCCGAGGGGTTCGTCCACCCCCTCGAGGGCGTAAACGGGTTGGAGGTTCCGCGGGTCGCGTCCGACTGACACCGTGGTCACGTCCAGGGGGATCAGCATGGCGGGCCAGCCGCTCGAGTCCGCCGGCCCGATCAGCGAAACATGATTCCCATACAGCAAGACGTCCGCGCTGTACTCGTCCACGAAGTCCGCCGGCGAGCGATTCGGGCCCGGTGAGGGGTTCGCCACAATCGCCGCGGGGGGCTCGATAATCACGTCCCCGCGTTTCTGGCGTAGGGGCAACTGCATGCTCACCCCAGCGATCAGATTCATACAGGCGGTAATCGCTGGGACCTGGCGGGCCTGGAATTCGGACACCCAGGGCGTCCACGTCGAGCTCACCAGGCCGGCCCAGCCCCCGCCGGCGTCAATCTGTCCCTGTTCGCTTCGCCGGCGCCAGAGGTCTAAGAACCCCTCGAGGTCCCCGCTCACCCCCGCCAGTTCCCCCGCTCCCCCAGCGCCGCCCAGCGATTCACCGGCCGCCTGGGTGGCGGTGGGGTGTTTCTGGCGATTCCAGGGCGTCCGCACGCAGGGGGAAGCCTACGGCCCCGCCTACGGCCCGCAAAGTGACCCCCTGGCACCGGGGGGCGGCCGGACGCGCCGGACGGGCCCAGGCGGGGGGTTCGTTCCCAAGTGATTGACCAGCGCCCCCCAGGGCCCGTCCAAGTCGCGGCGCCCAGTCCACCGCGGGGGTGTCACACCGCCGGCGGCGCCGGCCGTCATGACGGGGCGATCTGTACCCCTGGGCGCCGGCGGTGCTCGCATCAGCCGGCGGCGCCCCCAGTCGGATCACCACCGGCGGTGCTCGAGCTCGAGGCTAGAACACCGTCCAGGCGGCCGCCGGGGTCGTCACGGGGTGCTCGAGGCCCCAGGTCGCCGCGGTGGTGGCGATCACCGGGGCAATCGTCACGGTGGTCCCCCGCCGGTGCCAGGCCCAGCCCCCGTCCCCGCTGTCGCGCCCCGGTGCTTTCTCCGCGGCCGCGGACAGGGCGGGGTGCTGACCTACGCGGATCCGCCCCTCCGTGATCTGGGCCAGCCAGCCGGCGCACGCCGCGGGCCAGTCGCGGCCGCGGATAGGGAGCACCGGGGCCCCGGCGGTCGCCAGGGCGTCCGCGATGTCACCGGCGGGGGTGTCGCCGGCGTAGGCGATCGCTACGGGGTGCCAGCGCGCGGCCAGCTGGTCCAGGCGCTCGAGCATCCACCCCGTACCGGGCCGGGCGTCGGTGAGCTCAGCGCGCAGGCCCGAAGCGTCGCGCCAGGCCACCGAAATAGCCCCGTCCGTGCGGCCGCGGTCCGCTTCGAAGCCGATGGCGCAGGTGACGTCCGAGGGCACCATCGCGATAGGGGGGACCTGGACCGCGGCCCAGCGCCCCGGTGGGATCCGCGGCGGCCGCGAGGCTTCGCCCATCCCATCGGGCCAGCGATTGCCGTAGGCCCGGGCGAAGCCCACCACACCCAATTCCTCGAGGGCGGCGCGCATCTGCACCACACCGATTGTCAGGCCGTAGGCAGGGTGGAACTGGGCCCAGCTGCTTTCCGCGCAGGGGTCGAGCTCATCAGGACAGCTCCATTCGAAATACGCGGTTCCGCTTCGCCTGTCCGCTTCCACCGCGGCGCGCCCCTTCGTCACTGTCTCCCAGAGCCAAAGGGAATCTTCATCGCCGGCGGTGCTCACCTTCCAAACCTGGGCGCCGGGGCGCGTCGCCTGGGTGGGCACGATGGCCTGGTCCAGCTGGTGTCCGCGCTCGAGGTCATGGGCCCAGGCTTCATCCACCACCACCAGATCCGACTGTTTCGAGTGAAGGGCGGCGGGGAGCGGGGCGAATATGCGCAGCATGCCCCCGTGCGGGTAGGTGATTCCTTCGGATCCCTGGGCCCGGCGCGGCTTCGCGTAGGGCTCGAGCGGGGACGCCATCAGCCCGGGCACGTGCTCATTCAGTAGCCAGTCGCGCGCCACCTCGCGCGTCTGGGCGGTAAACCACACCCGCGAGCGGGGCCGGTACAGCGTGCG